TTAAATGTAATTAGGGGGGTGTATTGTTTTAAATAGTTGTGGTATAGGTTTGGTAAAGTAATAGGTTTGATTATATTAGCTAAAAAATATAGGTTATAATGGGTTTATTTTCAGGTAAGGATAAGGATAAGGATAGGGAGGAAGATGTTACTGAGTTTGGTTTAGAGGAGGATGCTTTGTTGCTTGATTTACTTGATAGGATGTGTATTAAGTACCCTAATGATGATGCTTTAGGTAAGGAGGTAAGGGAGTTGATTGGAAAGGTAAAGGTTAAGCTTAGTATGTTTAGGGGTACAGGTTTTAATTAGAAAAAGAAAAAGAAAAAGAAAAAGAAAAAAAAGAAGATATATAGTAACAGAACCATGCCAGGTGATAAGCGGAGAGTTGGTAACTGTTAATAGATTAAGTTTAGCTGTAATGGTTAGGCTTTTTTTATTTACAAGCATTTGGTAGATTAGAATAAATAACTATCTTTGATATATAATGAAATTAAATAATCAACATATTCAACTGGAAGAACAGCCGAAGCAATTGCTAAGGAAGACTAGTCGTATGTGATAGATTAATATAAAAAAACACTAACAGACTCCTTCCTTAACTGGTTGGAGTTTTTTTATGTTCTTTTTTTAATGGTTAAATATCTAGGTGTAGCTCAGTTGGTAGAGTACCTGCTTTGGGAGCAGGGGGTCGTTGGTTCAAGTCCAGCCACTTAGACAAAATGGCGTTGGTAGCTCAATCGGGAGAGCGATAGACTGTGAATCTATAGGTAGTGAGATCGAAACTCACCTTTCGCCCTAAGAAAGTAAGGAGCTAGAAGACGTAGTAGCATAAGGACGAACAGTGCATTATGGGCCTTAAACGTTATGCACACTTCTTGCTTTCTTTTTATACCACCTTGGCGCAACTGGTAGACGCACTGCTCTTAGAAAGCAGATAAGTAAAGGTTCGACTCCTTTAGGTGGTACTTATTTTCCCGTAGTGTAATGGTAGCACACAACTCTTTGACAGTTGTAGTCTAGGTTCAAGTCCTAGCAGGAAATCTAAAATAAAATACACGACTATAGAAAACATAAAAAAACTTACCTAGGTTTTACGCTAAATAAGTTTTACTAGTTTAAGTGTGTTCTTCGGTGAATGGTTAAACTCTTGAGTGTATACAGGCTGCTATAACTAAAGCTACAAGTATTGTTATCCATATAAGGATAGGGATGTAGTGTTTAGGGTTGATTGTTTGTTTACCTGGAATTACTTTACAGAATTTATTACATGATGTACACATCACGCGTCCTAGCTTAGAAGTTTTTAATTGTGTATCACAGCATTCTGATCTATCAGAGTTCTTGATTATACGTTTAGCTAGTTTCTTTTGTTTCTTTATCTTTTTGTACTTGTTCATTGTATGAAGGTGTTAACTTATTTGTACTTGTAATCTAGTGGGGTAGGGCTAACTTCAGGAGCTTTATCTAATTGTTCTCCTTCCTGTGCTTTATCAAACCTTTCAATAAAGTCCATGGCGTTGTTTCTAAAGGCTTCTTTATTAGGTCTGACCTTCTTCCAAGCAGAACCCATTAAACCTACCTTAATCGGCTTAATACAGAACTTAAACCAATCTTTCTCTAATAGGTCTAGTGTTTCCATTGTAGAGTCTGGAGATACCATACGTACATTAAGTAGTTTGTTTAGTAAATGCCTAAGCTGTCCATCAACTTGTTCTTGTTCTCTACGTTCTCTAGGAGAAGGAACTGCCTTTTCTTTTTCTTCAGTCATACCTATTTATTTAATTGTTTTTAAAAAATCATCACCCATTTGTTCAATAGCTGAATCTTGTAATTTTAGCAGTTCGTCTCTTGATTTACATTTCTCAGTACGTATTCTTAACCAAGCTTGCCATCGCTCTATTAAATCGTTTATTTGTTCTTCGGTAGTTAGCTCTTCCATTACCATTTCCTTTTAGGACACCTCTCATCTTTAACTCTAGTCTTAGATGGTAAGAAGCACCCACAACCACCATTAATCCTTAAACACCAGTTAGTAGCTTTACCATCTTTAAACGAGAGAGGACACTCTTTACATACTTCCATTCTTATCTCACTAAGCTCCTCATTAGTTTTATTTATAAGATTTTTAAAACCATTGGCTATGTTTATGACTTTTTTCATTATGTTTGTAATGGGTTTATATTTATTGGTTTTATGTTTTAATCTGTATTAGATTATAGTTTAAAGTTTTTTTTTAGAAAGTAGCTTAGTTTAATTACTAGGCTATTTTTTATTTAACTATTTCTTCTTCAAATTCTACTTCATCATTATTCGGATCAACATACTGCTCAACTAAGCAAGGATAATACTCATTCTCTATTTTAGGTAAATCTTTATCAGTTCTACCATCATACATCCTAGCCCTCCTGTCAAGTATATTCTCCACTCTCATAACTTCTATCCCTTTCTCCATTAAATCACCTACTACACTAAATACAAAATCTTGTATAGCTTCTTTAAGTTCCTTCTTGTGTGGCCATAAGCCAACACTAATAGCTTCTTGTCTACTAAAGAATATCACATTCTTCTCTCCTATAACTGATTCAATGGTTATTTTAAGCCTATACGTGTTGTTAAAGTATATAACTGAAGGAATAATAGTAAATACATTGTCTACGTTGTTCTCCTGCCATCTTTTAGTGATATGCTTTGCAGCAAAATCTAACATCATACACCTTGATGATAAGTTGTTATTGATATATTCTATATGTTTAGAATAATCATAAGGCTTCTTTATTTTGTTTTTATCAGTTTTCATGCTTGTTTATATTTTATTTTACCATCTAACTTTATTTTACCCTTTATGTAAGCTTTTCTTTGTGATATAGAGTATTCGATATAACCAAAACCTCTATCGCTATACTCATAAGAAGCTATCCCCTCATAGGTTTCTCTGCCAGAGGGGTGTACACGATACACATAGTAAAAACCATCTTCTATAAATAATTTAGCTAATATCCTTCTCCAAATCTTTCTCATAATCAATTCTTTTTATAATCAAATTCATAAGATATTCCACTTCTACCTTTAACCTCAACGTCTTGTATTGTAACTACATGGTCTTCATACTTACCTTTAGCATTACTATACTTCCAAATACTTCTAAGAATCCTATCTTTAGTAGCTTCAGTAGGAAATTCATTGTTACTATTAAGTGTAATGGGGTAGCTACTAATTTTGAAGTACTTAATATGCTTATTAGCAGCTCTCTTAGCTATACCTTCAATCCTATGGTTAATCTTATCTAATTCCTTCCTAGGGAAGTATTTAACCATGAAGTTGGATATACATACTTCTGGAAGTGGTTGTTCTTTACTACTCATAATCCTAATTTATTAAACGCTTTTTTTAAATCAAACTGAAACTTTTTAGCTCCTAATATTTCATATTAATCTTAGTTGTTTTGATAGTTTCTTAAATTCACTCTTATTGTTTATAACTCCATCGAATCTAGGGACATCACCGTGTAGATCTTGATAGAAGATAGCTACTCTTGTACCTTGATGTATCATATGCATCTTAAACACAGGATTGTAGTATCTATCCTTAAGCCTGCTCTTCTCCCATCCGAAGTATTCTATATCTTCCTGGTCTAGATGTTTGACTCTGACAGTATCTTCTAAAGAAAGAATAGATTGGTCTTTAGAGAAAGTTTCTTTTAACCATTCTCCATTTACATTCTCAACTCCCCAAAGAGCTTCATACTCAAACCCAACGTGGAACTCCGAATTTTCTGGTGTGTAATATTTCATGGCTTCTACTTGCTTTGTTACTATCGCATCTTTAATGCTGTCCCTTCCGTGGTTTCTTGCTTTAATTATTTGTAATTTATCCTCAATTGATTTAGTTTCACTCATATCTTATCTTTTGTTGGTGGTATATAATCTCCTGTTTCATCTAACATAAATTTCTCGTAAGCCTCAAAGGATATAACTCCCTCCTCCCACAATAAGGTTGCAGCAGCTGGTGGTAACGTTAATTTAATTGGTTTAGGTTCACTCAAGGTTATGTAATTTTCATCTTCTTTCATAAGATTGGGTTTAAGTTTTTGTAAATGTAAGAAAATTACATTAAACTTGTAATATATTTACAATAGAAATTATGGGAAACTTAACAGAATTTTCTAAAATAGTACACCAAGCCAACAAGGACAAGGGTTTCTACGAAAAAGAAATGCCAGTGGGTACACATTTGATGTTAATCACTTCTGAGCTTGCAGAAGCGTTAGAGGCTGACAGACATAACTTAACTGCTGATAAGGCATCTTTTAATGCAAAGATAGCTAGTGGTATACCCTTTCAGGAAGCATTTAAAGAGTGTATCAAGGATTCTTATGAGGATGAGATAGCTGACGCAGTAATAAGGTTGTTAGACCATTGCGGATATAAAGGAATTGATTTAGAGTTCCATGTTCAGAATAAATTAAAGTATAACAGCGGTAGAGTAATCCGTCACGGAAAAAAATATTAGTAATGGGTAGAGGTCTTAGACATGTGCATAAAGTCAATCCGTTTGACAATCAAAATACAATTAGTATAGAAAACAGAGATATGTTAATTCTTTGTAGCTTAAACAAGCAAGGGCTTAATATGCTAGAGTATCTATTAAGGAATGGTAATGTGTACGAGAAGAAGTTCTTAGTGTCTCCTGATGATTATTTGTCAGAGATGAAATTCACATCAACCAAATCTTTCTACCTAGGTATTGATAATTTAATAAGATGGGATGTGATTGCTAAGAGCAAAGATGTAAATTTTTATTATATTAACGTTAAGTTTTTTCCTAATGTTAAACTTTAATAAAACAATGACATACATACGCAGATTATCAGATACAATAGTAAGCGTTGAAGGTGTCGAGTGCGTTAAAGAAGCTGATGGGAGATACTATCCAACATTACCTGAATTAGCTAACGTATCTTTGTTTCCAGATGCAGTAGACCTCTTCTTAGAGATAGAGAAGAAACAATTCTTGAAAAAATGGGATATAACAGAAGAAGGACTATTAACTAAGTTAAATGTTGATTATGAGCAAAATTAGTCAAAAAGCATCATTCGCTAAAGCTGCGAAGAAGAAACCAGTAAAGAAAAAAGCAGCTAAAAAAGCCGCTAAAAAGAAAGGGTATTAATCTAATATCATAAAGTAAAGTAAATGTTTGGAACAGCAATAGACGTAGACACTGACGGTAACGTATTCCTTAACGACAAAGGATTAGCACTATTACCTAAGCTGTTTGAAGTATACAAGAAGAAAGGCATGGGGTCTAATATGGTCAAGTGGATAGTCATGGTTGACGATTATAAGTCTCCATATAGAAAACTACCACAACAAGAACGAGAATCATTAGCTACAAGCGTTGTATTTGAAAAAATGAAATACAAAACTTGTGAAGATGAATTGGTAGTAGCTGCTAGAGAAGAATATGCTAGAACACAATACGATCCGTTAATAGATCAGTACAGAGCTATGTCTGACCAAATCTTTAAGATGACTAAGGTTTATAAAAGCATTAAGCCAGACAAAGAAAATCTATCAGATCTAATCAAGATACAGAAAGACATGGGTGCTGCTGCTAAAGCTAGAGATGACATTAAAACATTAATAGTTAAAGACCAAGAGTCAGAGATTAAAATACAAGGAGCAGGTAGTGAAGATTTCTCTATGTTTGAATCAGAATTAGACATGAGAGGAGAATCGTGATTAAAGCAATAAAATACTGTCCTGTATTAACAGATAAGGATTACTCTAAGCTAAAGGTAGGTACTATCGAATACCGTAACTGGTGGAAGAGAGAGAGAGGAAGAATACTTAATGGTTACAAACCTACAGGTGGTACTTGGATTCCAGGTAACTACTATTTCTATTTAAACTTTGGTAAGATACATGGTCTACCAGAGGGAGCTGTTAGAAAGACAATGATTAGCCCTATTTATAGAGACCAAGACCACGAATATTTCAACATAGTAAATAAAGCAAAGGTTGATGGTAAGGGGGTTATAGTGCTGAAAGCTAGGAGGAAAGGTTTCACATTTATGAACGTAAATATACTTTTGCATGAATGGACTTGTTATCCTCATAGTGAAAACGGATTAGGTGCGCAGAAGGCAGAATACGTAGAGGATTTTAGAAAGAAACTAATACTGTCTTATGCTGAATTACCTGCGCCATTAAAGAATAAGATTCTTCATAACAATGAGGACATAATGATGAGTGGGTACAAGCAGAAGGAGAATGGTATATGGATAGAGAGGGGGATGAAGTCAATGATGCACTTTAGGGTAATGGATAAGCCTAATGCTTTTAGGGGTACATCACTGAACTACATGATATTTGAGGAGGCTGGAGAATTTAATAAGTTACGTAGAGCTTATCAAGCTAGTGAGGAATGTTTTAGAGAAGGTGCAAGACAATTTGGTACACCTATCATTGGAGGAACAGCGAATCAGATTAACGTTGATTCTGATGACTTTATGGAGATGTTCTATAATGCTGAAGATTACAACTTAGTCCCTGTATTCATTCCTGCTTCTAAAGTGTATGCAGGATATTTCGATGTAGAGTTTGGTAAGAGCGATATTAAGGGAGCTACCGAGGATATTGTAAGAAGGGCTGAGGCTAAGAAGAAAGGTAATGTAATGGAGAATTACTATGCGTTCTTACAAGAGATGCCTTTAAAGCCAGAGGATGCTTTTACTAAGTCAGGGTCTACACCATTTGATTTAGATAAGATTAACAAGCAGATAGCTAACATCAATACTAATAAGAACTTTCAGGTAGTACAGAGGGGTAGATTAGACTGGCCTAAAGATAGTAAGGGTAAAGAGCAGTACGGAGCAAAGCCTATTTGGGTTATGGATGATGGAGCGTTAGATACTGATAATCCTGACAGAGATATATTTCCTTTTGAAGTTGTTGAACATCCGATAGATGGATATAGGAATATTCATGTATCAGCAGTTGATCCATACCACGTAGATGATGAGTTTGAAGAAGTAAAGACTTCTAAGAAATCTAAGAAGGATGCCGCAGGTAGGTCTAAAGGTTGTATGTGTGTGTACAGGAGGTTTGTTAGTCCTGATGTAGTGGGTGAACAGCCTGTTGCGTTTTATACAGACAGACCGTATAGTAAGCAGGAGTTTTACGAGAACTGTTTAAAGCTTGCTATATACTATGAGTCTCAGGTACTTGTGGAATACAATGATGATGGATTCTTAAAGTATTTTAGTTCTAATAAGATGACTATGTATTTAAAGGAGAGACCTACTTCTGCTGATAGTCCTTGGAGTATAGCAACTAACAGGTATGGTATTCACATGAAGTCTTTCCAGAAGAAGAGACTTACTGAATTAGTTGATGAACACATAAAAGACCACTGGGAGGATATATTCTTTATGAAGCTTTTGAATGAGTTTGTTGTGTACGGAAAGCAGAATACGGATAGGGTTATGGCTTTTGGCATGGCGTTAATACATGATATGGACGCTACTAAGAAAGTGATTGACACAAAGGAAGAGGAAAAGAGTGATAAAGACTTTATACCTCACTTCACTACTGATAATAACGGGAACATTGTATCGAATTATTCAGAAAAAAACGATAATTTTGATAATACGAAAAGAAGTCCTAACTTTAATTACGACCTTGAGTGATGACAATTAAGGGATGTTAATAGCAATTAATGGAACAAGAACAAAAAAATAATACAACGGTATTTCCTAGACAGAACGTGCCAGAGTCACAGAAGACAGAGAAGTGGCACTCAGATTGTGTAGACTACTTTCTTAACCAACAACAAGTTGATACTTATGTTGCCAATAAAACAAAGGACTTCGAGAACTACTTAATTGCTTCTGGTGAGTTTAACAAAGACCAGTTTAAGTACCTAACTGATATGTATGGCATGACTGCCCCTGCAAGATTGGTTAACTATCCAATGATACAAAATAAGTTAGATTTATTAGCAGGAGAGTTAATTACTCAACCTTTACAGTATACTGTTAATGTAACTAATAGAAATGCTATCAGGAGAAAGAACGAGGAATTAACTGCTATTGCAGTAGAGACTATATTAAAACCTGAACGAAGAAAGATAGAAAAACTTACAGGATCTAAAATGCCTGACGAAGATTTAGGATTAGAGATTCCAAAGGATGTTGATGAGTACATGAAAATGAATTACAGGACTAGTGTTGAGAGACAGGTCAGTGTAGGATTGAAGTACTGTATTGATAGATGGAAACTTAAAGGAACGTTCAAGCGTGGATTCTATGACCTTATGATTACTAATAAGGAATTTTATAGGGTTTACATTAAGAACAGAACTCCTTATGTTGAAAGGCTAGACCCTAGACAAATTATATATGACCAAAATAGCGACCAAGAAACCTTACAAGATTCTATGTATGCTGGTATTGACAACTGGTACTCTATTAACGAAATTATAGATAGGTTTGAGCTAGAGGGTAAGATTGTAGATGAATTAGAGGAGTTGGCTAGTCAAAAGAGTCAATGGTATGCCAACAATAATACTTACAACAGTTATATGGCTTCTGATGGAACAAACGCTCTTAGATGTAGGGTTGTTGATATTCAATGGAAGAGTATTAAAATGATTAAGTATAAGATTAGTCCTAACAAGTACGACCCTTCTATTGATTATCATAAAATGCTACCAGACGACTATAAGCCTAAGAAAGGTGAGAAAGTTGTTAAGAAGGCGATTGTAGAGGTTAGGGAGGCTATTAAAGTTGGTCATAAAATGCTTATTAAGTTCGGGGCTAAACCAAACCAAATTAGATACGAAGAAAACTATGCTAATACGAAGTTAGATTTCTTTGGTGTTATTAGGAACAGGTTTGCAGGTTCTACATTGTCAATTGTGGACACGTTGAAAAACATCCAATTAATGTATAACATTGTAATGTTCCATATTGACCAAGCGTTAGCTAGGAGTGGTGGTAAGGCGTTGGTATATGATGTATCACAGAAGCCTAAGAACATTCCTTTAAGTGATGTAATGTATCACGCTAAGAACTCTGGACTTATTATGATTAACTCTAAACAGGAGGGTGGTCAGATGAGTACATTTAATCAGTGGAAAGATATTGATTTTACTTTAAGTAACTCTGTATCGCAGATGATTAACTTAAAGATGATGCTTGAGGAAACTGCTGATAAGCTTACTGGTATAACAGCTAGTAGGTCAGGGGTGAATAAGACTAGTGATGCTGTGGGTGTTAATGAGAGAAGCGTAATGCAGTCTACATTAATTACTGCTCCATTGTTTGATATACATTATCAATTAGTAGGAGAGACATTACAGGGTATGGCTAATCTTATGCGATATACTTGGGGAGAGGATGGGTACATGATTAATGTATTCGGTGATATGGGATATGAGATGTTTAAGATTGACAAAGCTATCTCATTAGATGAGTATGGTATTTTTGTTCAGAACAACTCGAAAGAATTAGAGCGTAAGCAAACTATGATGCAGATGATTAATAACTTCTCTAGTTCAGGAGCTATTGACCCTATTGCAACTATTAAAGCTGTTAACGCTGATAACGCTACTGACTTAGAAGCTATATTGACTTCAGGGTTAGAAGCTGTACAAGCTGCTCAGACTCAGATGGAAGAAAGAAAGATTGCAGCTACAGAAGCAGCTAACGAGATTAATGGTCAGAAAATAAATGTAACTCTTGATACTGCTAAGATTAAATCTGAGACAGACATGAAGATTGCTGAATTAGAGTCTGAGACCAAGCTGACTATTGCTGGTGAGGATTTGGAGCATAAGGAAGATATGCAGGAAGCTGGCAGGAAGGGTGATTTAGATAATATCATGTTAGCAGACTCTAACCAAGCTGAGGCTGCTGAGATGGCATCCTTGCAGGGCGAGAGTCAAGAAGCGTAAGAATAAAGTAAAGAAGGAAGTAAATAATAATTTAAAGTAAAAGTAAAATGGCAAACGAAAACGAAGAAGTAACAGCAGAAGCACCAGTGTTAAATGCTGATGAGCAAACAAACGAAGGAAGCGCAGAGGTAGCTAGTGAGGCTAGTGAATCTAGTGCAACAGAAAACGATGGTAATAATGAAAAAGGGGAGGTTGCTGAAGCTGCTGATTTTGACCCTCAAGCATTTTTAGATACCAAAACAAATTCTTCTAGCGATAGCGAATCGACAAACGAAACAAACGAGAGTAGTGTTAATAATGATAATAACGATACTAGCGATGGTGATGATGATTTCGCATGGCCTGATCTACCTACTGATAGTGATGATACTAAAGGTGCGGAAAGCAACACAGCGGAAGGGGAAGATAAAAGCACTGAAATTAAAGGTGAGAATAGTTCTGAGGAAACTACAAATTCCGAAACAGCGACAACTTTAACGGACGAACATTTCAAGCAATTCGCTAATGAATTGGGATTAGAAGCTAATAACATAGATGAGATAAAAACATCTTTAGAAACTCTTGTAAAAGAGAATAAAGAGCTTAAAGAAGAAGTTAA